AGTTCAGCGAACAGGATCAAACCGTCATCGAAGAATTGACGCTTCCGATCCCAATTTATCGCGAGGTCTACCAGCGCGAACATCGCGAGATGTATTGCAAGCACGACTGGCTCACCTACGGTAACGAAACATGGGCCGTCTTGGTCGACAAGCCGACCAGCGATCCGGGGATGGATCGCAGCGAGTGGCAGTTGGTTGCTCGCAAGGGGCGTGACGGTCGCGATCGGGATCGTGCCAAAGACCATAACGGTCCGGTCAAGCTCTAAGCCCCATGTACTTCAATCCCGGCACGCCTTGGACCGGTAAGACAGTGGCCGTACTCGGCTCGGGGCCGACGATGTCGCGCAAGATCGCGGATTCGGTCAAGCATCTGCCGCGCATTGTTCTGAACACGACTTATCAGTTAGCGACCGACGCCGACTATGTCTACGCCGCCGATCCGCTCTGGTGGGATTCCGAGTTCGGCCGTAATGCTTTTCTGCTCTGCAAGGGCTGGAAAGTATCGATGCAAAGTCGCTCGCGTATGTATCCGAACGTGCCGAAGGATGTGCATGTGATGCGTTGGGGCGGAACCATAGGTTTCGATGAGCGGCCTGGATATTTACGGACGGGCGGTTTCAGCGGATATCAGGCGCTGCACCTAGCGGCATCGATGGGTGCGACGCGGATTCTGTTGTATGGATTTGATTGTCACGGTGGGCACTGGCACGGCAAGCATCCGAACCCGCTAGGGAACCCGATGCAAGGAACGTACGAGCGCTGGATCAGGAACTTCGAGATTTTGGCGCCGCTGCTGGCTGAGCGTGGAATCGAGGTCATCAACTGCACGCCAAATAGCAAGCTTGAATGCTTTCGGCCGGCGATGGAATTGGCCGCGTGAAGCCGATCGTGATTCAAGGGATGCACGGACTCGGGGACAACTTGTACCAGCGGGCGGTAGCAAAACAGTTTACGAAACCGGTACACCTTTACACGCCTTGGCCGCAGTTGTATGCGGATATTGAACGGATTACTTGCCTGCGACCGAATACGAAGCTGAGGACTCAAGGCAAAAACGAACGACGTCCAGAGTCGAAGTTTATGCGCGAGCCTGGTAAGGCTTGGACGTGTATGCGCTGGCACTACTCGATCCAGCCGCAGGAGACGATCCTCGAAAGCCTTGCGCAACAGATGAACGTAAGCGGCCCGTTCGATATGCGCGGGCCAGTCTTCGAAGGACCGGCGATAAAGGAGCCTTACATCGTTGTGCGGCCAGTCTGCCTCAGAAAGGAGTGGACTTCCGACTCGCGCAATCCGGCGCCCGAGTACGTCGCACAAGCCATTGAGCATCTGCGGGAACGCTTCACGATCGTGAGCGTTGCCGATCTTGTCGATGGGCAAGAGTGGGCGCTTGAGCCATTGCCGCACGCCGACGTTACGTTCCACCACGGCGAGCTTCACGTGGAACAACTACTCGGGCTTGTACGCGGCGCCGCCGGCATGGTGGGCGGGGTAGGCTGGATCGTGCCGGCCGCTCTTGCATACAGCGTGCCGCTGTTTCTGATTTATGGCGGATGGGGAATCGTCAATGGACCGCACCGGCTATTCGGGCCGGGCGTAGATCACTCGTTTATCGATCAGGTGCTGCCAGATGCTTTCTGTCACTGCAACTCAAACCGACACGCCTGCGACAAGAGAATCCACAACATCGATGATCGAGCACGGGCGTTCGCTGTTCGACTCGTTCACGAAGCTGCTCTGGCTGCCTGAATGTGGAATCGGCTGGTATCCGGTAGAGGCACAACCTTATGACAAAAGCTACTGGGAAAAATATCGGAGCTACGACGAGACGCCGATCGGAGAACTGCTCACGACATGCAGGCTTGATCTTGTCCAGCAATATCACAAGGGCAGCATTGTTGACATTGGAATCGGGGGAGGCAAGTTCGTCACATCGCATCCCGATGCACGCGGTTACGACATCAATCCGGAAGCAGTCGCGTGGCTGCAGTGGACCGACAAGTGGATCGATCCTTACTCATCGATCGTCGAGGCTGCGACGTTCTGGGATTCGCTCGAGCACATACACGACCCGCGCCCGCTGTTGCGCAATATCAGACGCTACTGCTTTATCAGTCTGCCGATCTTCAAGGATTGCAATCACATCCTGCGCTCGAAGCATTTCCGGCGCGACGAGCACTGCTGGTATTTCACGCGTCGCGGAATCGGCATATTCATGCGCAAGTTTGGCTTTGAGAAAATCGATCAATGCTCAATGGAGCAGGCGGTCGGTCGCGAAGATATTGAATCTTTCGTATTCGAGCGTCGATGATTATCACTGAATCCTGGTTTCGCTGGTATGACTCGCTCGCTGCGCAGCGCTATGCCAATCTGCAGCGGTACAACGTGCGGACGGTGGCCGAGGCAACTGTTGAGCCGATCACACTGGAGCAGTGCTATTGGCATCTGAACATTGACACGGATGGATCGCCGCCCGGCAGCGATCACGATGATTGGCTCGAGAACATAGGCATCCCAGGCGCTCGGGCGTGGTGCGAGGCGTATCTGGAACTCACGATTGCGCAGCAGACGCTGGAACTCGCGACCGACCAATTCCCGAGCGAGGACTTCATTGATTTGCCGTTCGGTCCGGTATTGAGCATCGAGTCGGTCACGTATCTGGATGACGGTGGGAATGATGTCGTGTTCGCGGATACTGATTATCTGCTAGACAACGTCAGCGAGCCGCATCGGTTGTATCTAGGCTACGAAATGGAATGGCCGGAGGTCGTTCGGCAAGTCCGAAACTCGGTTCGCATCCGCTACGTTGTGGGCTACTCGCTACCGGACGAGAGTCCACCGGGAGAATTCCCGCTGCCGTCTCGGATTCGGATCGGCATGTTGCTGCTGCTCGGGCATCTGTTCAACAACCGTGAGAACACGACGGAGCTCAAGCTAGAAGAGATACCGATCGGCGTGAAGTCGTTCCTCGACTGGGATTCGAAGCGACTGGGGTTCGCATGACTATCCAGGCCGGTCAACTCAAAAAGCGGGTAGCTATTGATCAGCCCATTAACACCCAGAACGAGACTGGCGAAGAGATCACGGACTGGGAACTCGTGGGCACGTTCTGGGCGCGTATACACCCGCTGGACGGGCGTGAGGCACTGCAAGCCAATGTCAACATTTCAGAGATGGACACCCGCATTACGCTGCGCTGGTCTTCCGTGCTAGATGTCATGACGACCGGCTGGCGGATTCGATTCAAGGACACGATTTATGACCTTAAGAGTGTGTTGACGTTGGAACTGGAGAGGCGCGAGATTGAAGTCATGGCTAAGAGCGGCGTCAATCTAGGCTGATGCGAGCTGAAGAAGAGTTGTCTCCGCAGGAACTCCTGCGAGAGTTGTGTCTTCTCGTGGATGGGCAGCATGCGACCGTGCGACGAGTCTCGATCGATAAGTGGACGATTAGATTTCAGCAGGAGATGACGACGAAGCAGCGAAGGCAACACGAATTCGATCGCTTTTGGCTATCTGGGAATCTCGGCTGACATGGCGATCAGCGGTTCTTTCAAGATCGAAGGCTTGCAAGCCCTAGGGCAGCGCATGCGTGGACTGTCAGAAGAAATGGCGCTAAAGGTCGCTCGCTCAGCGACCAATGGCGCCGCTCAAGTGATCCGCAAATTGGCAGTGCAGAAAGCGCCAGAAGCGCCGTCAAATATATCGCCGAGAGTCCCACCAGGCAATCTGAAGAAACAGATTCGCACGAAGTACGTCAAGGAAAGTCAGTTGACCTCGGAACATATCGTGTTCGTGCGCAGCGGCAAGAAAGCATTTAACGCATCGCGCTACGGCAGCATTCAGGAGTTCGGTAGCGTCAAGCAATCGGCGCAACCGTGGTTCCGACCGGCGTTTGATCAGGGCAAGGAGAACGCCGCGCACGTGATGAAAGAGAGATTACTCGCAGCTATCAAGAAAGCCGAGGCCGGCAAATGAGTGTTGCCAACTTGCCGGCGAGCCTTTTTACCGCGCTGTCTTCATTGGTTTCTAACCGCGTTTATCCGATTACGTTTCCGCTGGCGACTCCTCCAATATGGCCGGCGATCCGGTACACGATCGTCAGCAACGTGCCGAGTATTGAAATATGCGGCGACGGTGGTGATCTAACCGCAGATGCGAGAGTGCAGCTTGATCTAGTGGCGAACAGCTTTGCGGCGTTGCGAACGCTTAGGGCATCAGTAATGACAGCGATGGTCACGTTTGTGCCACCGACAATTTTTGAAAACAGCACCGATGATTACGACGCAGAAACTAAAACTTATCGAACGATCATGGATTACATGATCTACGCATCTAGTTAAACCAGTTTCACCCAGTCCCCGTCTTGTGCGGGGTTTTTTATTTCTTTGAAAAAGGAAACAATCATGGCAGGCGGAATCGCCCTCAAGTTTCAGGGCTCAAAGTTTTTTGTTCAAGATGGCCTGGTCGGCGGTTCACCACTACCGGCCATCACGGGCATCTCAAACGCAAATCCGGCAGTCGTCACTTCAGCTACGCACGGATTTATAAACGGCGAAGTAGTCTATATCGTCGGCGTGGTCGGGATGACGGAAGTCAACGGCCGCTATTTCGTAATCTCAGGTGTGACAACGAATACATTCGAGCTTGCCGATACCGATGCGACGGGTTATGGCACATGGACTAGTGGTGGCACGTTGGATCAACCATCGCTCGGCAACTGGTGCGAACTGACCGGCTATAACGTCGCAGGCGGAACTTCAGCGGAAATCGATACAACCACGATATGTTCTACGGCGGTCGAAAACGTTCTGGTTCTGCCGGATCGCGGCTCTATGACGCTCGATTTCAACTATGCGCCGCTGACCACCATTCAGCAGTCGCTGCAAGCTTCGCAGCGTTCTGGTGACGTCATAGTGTTTCGTCTTGATCTGCCGGT